CTTCGCCAAACTGATAAGCATCCTTACGTTTTTTCCTGTCAACTGCATCTTGTAACTTAGCATCACTCTCATAATTGGCTCCAGTTGCGATAGAACTTCGGCCATCTGCACTCCAACCAGTAACACTAGTATGATTCCAATCTTTGAATGACCAAGTCACAGTAAAGTTTGCTATCTCTCCTGTTTCTCCCCAAGCCATTTCGATAGGTCCAACATTTGTTGGATATGCTTCCATCATAACTATATTTGCTGAAGCACCGCCTTGTCTATCAAGGGGAATAATGTTAACTTGTCCTACGTAATCGTAATAATAACTTACAGTATATAATTGGCGTGCCTTTTGTCCTGCAGACATTCCTGTTCCTGGTGCCACGGCACCCATAATACCTGCAATCCAACCTTCAAAAAATTTATGCTCTGCATAATCGGCACTACACATAAATGTCATAGACACGGTGTCTATAATCAAATCATTTGCTACCTTATATACAGGTCCAAATCGTTTTGCTTCAATAGTGCCTAGACTTTTGCCTGGAATGGTTACTTGTTTCGCTTTATAAGAAAGGAATTTAGTATTGTTTTCATCGGCTCCAGTATAAAAATCTCCAAAATATCCACCTATCCCGCCATTCTTATGACCTCTAGGCAAATAAATCTCTATAGAATAGAGGTTATTTCTACCCATTTCCCCTGCTTCGCCAGAGACTATGTGATTAAATTCTGATACGTTCATTACTTACTCCAAACTGATTTAGCACTTGCACCAACAAATCTCTGATATGGAAGAAATATAACATTCTCCCACTCATTCGGTGGTGCTTCTAATAGGCTCGTTCTTACGTGTCCATATAAGTATTTATGTATCATTTTGTCGGCGTGCTTGATATTTCGCACTGCATCCCAAGATACATTGAATCTTGCTTTATCTGTAAAATCTTCTGGTTCACCCTTTTGATTAGAAAACTTCATTATTTTTGTAAAGAACTTCTGTCGGTCAATAGGCGATAGATAATGGAAGTTAAGTCCAAGAAAGCCATCTTTATAGACATCAAGCACGATAATCAAGGGAAACTTATCCCAGTACGGTAGAATTGCTTTGAGTTTAGCATCATATCCGAATGTGTATATCTTGCCTGGCTTCAGAACTGCCTTCTTCTTAAATCCCTTGGCACTATCACCGACCTTTTTCTTGAACCAGGCTACCGATTTCTTTGCCTCTTTGGCCTTCGACATCCGTTTCTTGGGTCTTTGTACTGCATTACTCAATTCGCTACCGATAGACTTCTTGGCCATTTGACCAGTCTTACCAGTTTTTGTTACACGACCCCATTGTTTACCAAGATAACGATACTTACGCCCATCTGAAGCGACTTTCTCGGTGCCCTTGGCTATCTGAATCAGTTTCTTTGCTACTTGTACTGCCATATCTTATTTTACCAGATGGTCCTCTGTTAGTAATTTAAATTGCCATTTTCTGTCACGGCAAAACTCTTCTGCTACTTTCCATTTGGCCTCATTTATCTTCCAAGTTTTGAGTTCTCTTAAATATCGGTACTTACTTCTTGAATTTTTATTCTTAGGTGGTTTGGGTGGTCCACATTCCTTTTTAGGTTTTACTTCAATAACCATATTAGATAATCTGCCAGTGGCATCCCTTTGCTCAATCCAAAAGTCTGGAAAGTATCTATGTACTCTACCATCCACAGGACTTACATAGGGCAATATGAGTTCTTCACTGCTCCATCGCACAATATTTGGTTGCGTAATGTCACAATAGACCATAAACCTGCGTTCCCAAGATGAACGATACTGCACTTTATCTACAGCACCAACATACTTGTCACGATTCTTAACTTTGTACTTTCCCTTATATGCCATCACAACTATTTATATAAATACTTTAAGAACGAATTATATCTACTGTCGGAGAACAAACTACTATGGCCCAAACAACCAAAGGATTTAAAGGATTTATATCTCGTGGAGGCGGTGCAAACGCAGGCGATGGCCTCTATGATACTGCTGAAACCTTTGCTCCAGCACCTGTTACAATTGATAGGAAAATGGGAGCACCCGCTTCATTTAAATTTCCTTTGGATGATGTATCCGCTGGCAATTTTTGGACTAGATTAATAGTCAATTCTTGGGTACCTGTTCCTCCAGAAAAAGAGTTGGTGCCACATCAAGCACATAAATTAAAGACTTATCTATTAGCAAATATTTGGCTACCTATGCCATTGACCTTAAACACAGCATATAATCAGAATTACAATGAAACCGATAATATGATGATTAATAGGGGCAGTGGAATGGACTTTAGTTCAATGAAGGGCGTTGGTTCGACATTCTGGGACCAAGGAAAAGCGGCCCTCGCAGGTGCCGGGAATGAAGGTGCTGAATTTGTTTCATCTATTGCTAGTATAAACAACTCTGGTAAGATGAATCTTGGTTCTGTTATGAATCAGCAAATGGGATTAGTGTATGATGGAGCAAGTCTAAGGTCACACACCCTCTCGTGGAGAATGACTCCAAAGAATAGAGAAGAACAAGACGCAATCCAGAAAGTTTGTTTTGCTCTTAAAAAGTTTTCTTCTCCAGTTGTCAAAGGACCTCTGGGTGGTGAAGCAAACACCAATTCAAAAGAAGCACATATGGCCTCAGTAGAGGCAATCGGTGCGGCCAAAACGGAAGAAGCAGAAAAACTGAAGAATCAAATTGGCGACTCGATGAGAAACATAGGGCGCCTAGGCATACCTGCTACAATTAGTGCAGAATTCTGGTATGGGGATAAAATAAATCCTCATCTATTTCAGATTAAAGACTCATTCATTCTATCCGTTGAAGTTAACTATACTCCAACAGGTACGTGGAATGCTTATGAAGATGGAGCACCTATCGAAACGCAATTGACAATCAATCTCAAAGAAAACGCTATTGTTACTCAAAATGATATGAAAGATACTGGAGGATACTAATGCCAAAATATTCACAAACACTTCCTAAACTGACATATAATGGAGTAACTATATCTGACATTACACACAGAATAGATATGTTGAAATCTGTCAGGAAATATGAAGCACTTTATTATACAGTAAGAATTTCCGAAGATATGACTCCCGAATTGTTAGCAGAACAAACATATGGGAATCAAGATTATTGGTGGATTATATGTACAATAAATAAAGTAATAGACCCATTCTATGATTGGGTTAAAAGGGAAACTGAAGTATACGCCTATACTGAAATGTTATATGCAGACAAATATGACATTCACCATTGGGAAGATACAGAATACAATCAATATGAGACAGACAGTCCAGAAAATGATAGATTGGCAGTGACCAATCTAGATTGGGAACTATACAAAAATGACAAAAAACGAAATGTTTTATTGCTCAAACAACAACACATTCCAAAAGTGGTAGAGGAATTTGCTGAATGGATGAGAAATACTAAACAACAACATCAGGAATAATATATTATGGCTTTATCGCATCAGTTTGAGACATTAGACCCTCGCTCGACTTCTGAATGGAGTTGTACCTTCACAAACGCTGGTTATGGTGCCGTGACAGAGGATATCTCTGCACTCATTACCCAAATGAGCATATATGAATCAATATTCAATAATTGTATGTTCGGTAACATCAAGATTCAGGATGGTACAGGCCTTGTAGAGGCGAATGGCATCGTTGGTTCGGGCCTAGAAAAGGTTCATTTTGAGGTACTCACAGAGAATGTCGCTGGTCCACTGACAACCAATCTAGAGAAGATATTCACCATTGATTCAATATCGACTGGTATAAAGAGTCCTAAGTTCACAGAATACGATATAGGCATTGTTTCTCCCTACCTTATAAAGAACAATAAGATAAAAATAAGTCGTTCATTTTTGAAGATGACGGCATCCGAAATAGCGGAATACGTTGGAGCAGACGTTCTAGAGTTTGAAGCAGGGGAACCCAATTGGGCATCCTTTGATGTATCTCCTACTCTACACGAGAAAAATACGGTGGTGCCGAATTGGAATCCATTTCAATTGCTTAATTTTCTGGCACGTAACTCCGTTTCAGCAAATGGAGAGTCTAATTATCTCTTCTTTGAGAACAATGATGGTTTTAAATTTGCCCCATTGGACGAGTTAAAAGCAAAGCCTTCGAGGCGCTTGTTACAATTGAAGAATATGCCCACTAAAATCTTACAAGACCCTAGTGGATTCGTTGTCGATAACGCAATGATGGACGATTACTCTGAATCATCACGTTTTACTCTATCGGGTGGACAGACTACAGGACGATATGGTACAGCAATATTGACTCATAATATTCTTGAGAAATGGTTGAGACCTTATGAAGTAATATATGATGGTCCTAAAGATAAGATAATGGCTGAAGGAATAGGTCTAAATGGTCCAGAAGCAAAACAATTTGCTGACTTTAATACGTGGCAACACAGTGGATTTATGAGCCATAATTACTTGTATGATATCCACGACAAGGGCGAGAAGAGTCATTATCCTCTCCACGATATGAAGAAAACAGAAATGAGAGCGAATGTAGTTAAGTTTGATATTCCTGGCGATACAAATATACACGCTGGTGATGTTATTACGTTAAGAATTCCTACTCATATACATTCACACGATGAACCTGAGGACCAGTATTTGACTGGTAATTGGTTAGTGTCCGCAATTCATCATAAAATATCTAACAATGGATATACGTGTACGCTAGAATGTATGAAGGATGGGTTCTTTTCAGACCCAGATATAACAATACCGAAAAGGAAGAGGGAATAGATTATGCAATTTATGGGATTTGATGGTTTTATTTGGTTTACGGGTGTCGTAGAAGATAGACGTGACCCTATGAAACTAGGAAGAATGAAGGTTCGTATCGCTGGCTTACACACAGAAAAGAGAGAACTAGGACTTACTGAAGGCATACCTGTCGAAGATTTGCCTTGGGCACATCCGATGCAACCTCTTACGTCCGCGGCAATGAATGGTATTGGAACAACTCCTCTAGGTCCTGTAGAAGGAACGTGGGTAGTTGGATTCTTCAGAGATGGAGAGAACGCTCAAGAACCTATTGTAATGGGTACGTTGGGTGGATATCCTATGGAGCCACCTAAACCTATTGGCTTTCACGACCCGAACCTCGTTTATCCAAAAGAAACTCATTTAATTGAACCCGATACACACAGACGAGCAAGACGCACATTTAAGGCTCCACCTAAAGGAGAAGAATTTGATTCTAAACCAACTCCGCTTGACCCTGAAGGCGGCCGAGTAGAAGATAAGGGAGTGTATAAAGCACTTTCAGATACGTGGGATGAGCCAGAGAATCCATTTGATGCACTATATCCGTTCAATCACGTAAGAGGAACAGAGAGTGGTCACGTTGAAGAGTGGGATGATACATTAGACCACGAGCGAATGATGAGATGGCATCGAACTGGAACATTTGAAGAGATACGGGAAACGGGCACAAAAGTAACAAAAATACAAAGAGACAATTATAGAATAACATTAGGTGATGATTTTGTTCACGTTAAGCCCAACGAGAATGGGTTGCCTGGTGCAGGTCCAGGTGGTAATATGTACGTAACAGTTGATGGAGATTGTCATTTGGCAATTGAGAAGGATTATTATACTCACGTAAAGGGGAATGTGATAACCCAGATAGATGGGAATTGGACAGTTGATATATTAGGGAATACGGATATATCTACTGTTGGTACAAAACTAGATGAATCTGGTGGAGTCCATACAATTAAGGGGTCAGTTATACACTTAAACCCATAGGAGTTATATTATGTTTGAGCCAAACGAAAAAATTACACCACAGATAACCAAAGATATTAAAGGACGTACTGCAATTATTATTGATGATTTTTACAAGAATCCAGATGAAGTTAGAGAACTTGCTTTGACTTTGACTTATGATGATAAGGAGAATTTAGTTGGTGGATTTCCTGGGATGAGATGTTTGTTAGACACTCCTGAAGTAGAGGAAAAATTATATAACACATATTTTCATCTATGTGACCAATACTTTGGTATCCCTAAATTAGATGATTTTAGGAGTAATTGGAATATACAAAAATTTTTAGTCAATGGTACTAATGATACTTTTTTAAAAAAGAGTCCAATGGGTATTATTCCTCATCAAGATTGGTGGGAGGATTTACCTAGTGAACATTCAAGACTCCAATTCGGAAGTGTAATTTATTTAAATTCTCCAGATGAGTGTGCAGGAGGAACAAATTTGTATAGTTATAACGGTGACATATCCATTCCTACAGATAAGAGGCCCGACTGGGAAAAGGGGAAGAAAGAAATAGTCATCAACGGGCCACTAGGTGCAATTATGCCAGAAACACAGAGATTTAATTATATTAAAGATAAAGTTAATAATCAATATAATGTCGAATTTGAGGCTGAAATGAAATATAATAGAATGGTATTATATCAGTCTGACGTTCTTCATAGTGCAGAAGTAGAACTTGGTATGTTTAGAGATTATTCCCGAATTAATCAAGTATTTTTTATGTAAGGGGCATTAAAAAATGGCAGTTAACATATCAAAATTAATAGAATCAAGCGGTATTATTAAGTCCGCTCAAGGTACTAGTTACTTTACTGACGTAAATGATGCGTTGGGAAAACTAGGTGGCGAGTTAAGGTCTCCTTCTTTTGATTCATTAGACAATATGAGGAATAACGCTCAATCCTTGCAGATTGTAGGTAAGGTCGACCAATTTGCTCTTCAACAAGCATTCGGTCAAGATGGCGAGGATATATGGCAGGTACTGACTCAGGTTCAGGATGTCTCTGATGGAATGACTAATTGTGGTGACTTTATGGAAGGCGCCTTGTTAGGCGCACAGGCAGATTTCATACGGAACTCAGGAATACAACAAGCAGGCCGAGAACTATCAAGGGCCCTTGGGTCCGCTGACGAAATGGCAGATTGTGTCGCTGGCTTTGCCACTCTACTAGATTCCGCAGGGATTATAGATGATGCTCTAGGGATGGGGGACCTCCCTCAGTTAAATTCTAGGGTTCGTTCAATCATTGAAGATTCCACTAATGCTTCCTCTCTGAATAATATACTAGCAAATACGGCAGTAGTACAAAACCTCGTCAACGATTATAATAATATGTGTGGCGAGATGATGGGCAAAGTCAACGCCCTTATCCAAAAAGACGTTGATGCTATGGGGGCCGCATTAACTAAACTTGCTCAATGGGCCGCATTTGCAAAATTGGCAACATCTGACCCTTGTGCGTTAGTTAATACAAATAGAATGTTAGGACATATCGCTGAACCAGTGATGGATGATATTGTTAAGTTATATCAAGGAGTCACTGGACAATCTGTTACTCTTACAGACCCTATTATTCCACTTGGAGAGTTCTTAGGAAAACCATTAGGAACAGTTGTTGATGTACCAAAATTAAAACAGGCCGCTAGTGAAGGACTTCCAGGGTTTGGACAAGTTGCAGACGCAATCCCAATCGGACAAGAATTACATACATCAGAATACACCAAGACTGCAATGGAGTATGTTAATGGGGTTGGATGGGTATTACCAGAAGATGCCAAGACAGATTTTACAAAGGGCATACTAGATGGCAAATCTCCATTTGGTGAAAGTGCTACTCGTTTTAGAGCCAACGCGGCCCACGTAGAACACAAAGCAGTATCAGAACATCCATTGGCTGTTGCAAAGGTTCATAAAGTTTCCTGGTGTGATGGTGGTAATCAAGAGGCTATAGCAAACAGAAATGAAAGAGAATGTGCCGCAACTGGAGGAGAGTGGAAAGAAAAAGAAATGACTGACAACGAAGTTCAAGTTGCAGGTTCATTAGAAGCGGCGATGGGTAATGTCGCAAAAAGTTTAGCAGATGTATTCGACAATATAGTAGGTGACCCACCAGCAAGTAGTGGTTCATCGGCATTATCTGGTGCGAATATTCCAGTTGTTGTAAGTAAAGCCCGACAGACGATTTCTAATCTGGCCGCATTTGCTGGTGCACCAGCAACACCATTTGACCCAAGCAAACCTCCGACCGCACAAAAATATAGTCCAGACCCTAAGGACCCAATGCCGTTTGAATCATTAGCAATGGCTTCTTATACGCTTGCGGCAGAGTTGCCGGGAGCAGCCAAATTACTTGGAGGCGCTAAACTTCCACCAGATGTTCAGAAACAACTATCTAATATTGGTGGAGATATATCAGAAGTTCATCAAAGTAGAGAAGTGGTAGAATTAGCAATGAAAACAGGAGACTGGTCAAATGTAGAGACTTGTACTTGTCAACCACGTAAAGCAACCGCAGGTGCTGTAGAAGTTGGACAATGTGATTTCACGGGGTTAGGATTTCCAGATGGATATAAACTAATTGAACCATCCTTTTATACTCCAGCACTCTTAGCCAAAGTACAGGCCGCAGAAGCGACCAATACTGGTGAATATGTGACTGGCGATGATGGAAATATCTATCAATCTGCTGAAGTTGTAGTAATGTCACAGTATGGCGCCACTATAGTTAATCCTTTTGAACAAGGAAAGGAAGCGTGTATTAAGTATTCAGGTAAATGGACTACGACAGTTGAAGCGGCCGCAGGAGCCTCTGGTAGTGGAAGCACCTTTGATATAACCAATGCGAAATCTAAACAAGTATGCGAAAACGCTAATGGCTCTTGGGTGTGCAAGAAGGGTGGTGAACATAGTTCATCTGGTAGGAAAGCAATAGAATCACACGGAAAATTTACGAATAAAAAGAATGTGAATACAAAATCTAAACTGCCTTCAGAGTCACCGTTTAATACTGATAAGTTACCATCGTTAACATTTAGTAAGTTGGTGTAGTATGCCTGGAACAGTAAGATTAACAGACATTTGCACAGGACACGGATGTTATCCACCTAGGGAGAATGCGAGTGCATCCCCTAATGTATTTGCTAACAGTTTGGCGTGTCATAGAGTAGGTGATGCGTGGCAACCACACGGGTGTGCCGTTTGTGTTCCTCACGGAGCCTCTCAAGCAAGTGGTTCACCGAATGTTTTTGTGAATAGTCTAGCACTGGCACGAATTGGAGATGCAGTTGACTGCGGTTCTTCAAATCAAA